CACAATACCATCAACGTGTAATGTATGCATAGTATTTGAAAAACTTGGATCTGTTTCTTTGTGATAAGAAGATATTGCAACTGATGACGCTAACCTTGAATAATCGTGATGACTACCTGTGTAAGCTGCAGCAATTTCATAAACTAATTTATCTAGTTCTTTTGTGGTAATAATTCCTTCAGTTGGTACTGAAGTTATTACTTTTATAAAAATCTCATCGGAATTAACATTTAAACCTTTAGCGGCTCTTTTAATTCTATTATAAATTTTCTGTGGATTAAAAGACGCGTCTTCACCATCCCTTTTTTTAATTTTAAGTGACATCATAATGTAATAATAAGGTTTTTTTAGAAATCTTCAACTAATGATAGAGTTTCGTTGAGTTTTGCTTTTTGATATTCAACCGTTCTTGATTCAAAAAAGTTACCTTTTGTTTCAACAGCAATCTGTTCCATGAACTTAAATGGTTGTTCAACATTGAATTCTTTACTACAACCCAATTTAATTAAAAGTCCATCAGTAACAAATTCAAGATATTGTTTCATTAAATTTGAATTCATACCAATTAAAGACACAGGTAATGATTCTGTAATAAACTCTTTTTCAATTTCCAACGCAGATAATAAAATTTCTTTAATTCTTTTTTCACTTGGTTTGTCTTGAATATGGTTGTTTAATAAATGAATTGCGAAATCGCAGTGTAGATTTTCATCTTTAAAAATGAGTGAATTGGCATTGCACAATCCTTGCATGATACCTCTTGATTTCAACCAAAATATTGAACAGAATGAACCAGAAAAGAAAATACCTTCAACAGCCGCGAAAGCAATTAATCTTTCTGCAAATGTTGAATTCTTTATCCAATCCAATGCCCAAGTAGCTTTCTTTTGAACCGCAGGTAATCTATCAATTGCATGAAAGCAATCATCTTTATCTTGAGGGTTTGAAACATAAGTATCAATTAGTAAAGAATACATCAAACTGTGAATATTCTCCATCATTAATTGAAACCCGTAGAAAAATTTTGCTTCAGGATATTGTACCTCTTTAAGAAAATTTTCGGCTAAGTTTTCATTTACAATGCCGTCCGAAGCTGCAAAAAATGCCAATATATTTTTAACGAAATACTGTTCGTTTTCAGAAAGATTTGCCCAATCTCTAAGGTCTCCTGTTAAGTCAACTTCTTCTGCTGTCCAAAATGCCGCTTGGTGCATCTTATAATATTCCCATATATCATTATGTTGAATCGGGAATATCACAAATCTGTCAGGGTTCTCTACTAAAATCTTTTCCATAGTTTTTTTTATTATAATTTTTGTTTTAATTGTTCTTCTTTTTCTTTTCTTTTTTCCATAAGTTCTTTAACTCTATCTCTTTTTCTTTCCTCTTGTTGTTCTCCAAAACCTAAGAATGTTACTGATGTTTCTGTATCTATTTCAAGAAGTTCATTATTAAATTTACAGTTCTCAAATACAACACCATCTTTACCAATTCTTGACTTAGTGATTGCAATTGTTGCTAAGTTCATCTCCTTTTGTTGCAATGATTTTGCGACAGTTATAATAACGTGACCAACTTGTGCCTTTTTAATTGACCCACCCATTTGGTCTGTAGTAACAACATCTGATGAGATTGAACTTCTATTACCTTGTGTTGCCGTCCAACCAACAAGATTTAATTCATGACACATAGATTCAAACCCTCTCATAACAGATCCTTCAGCTTTCCATTCATCTTTACTTGTACTTTCAGGTAATACACAATCAATGTAATCCAAAAGGATTAAATCAATTCTAGTACCATCAGCAATTATTTTTCTAACTTGAGTCTTAATCTGATTCATAGTCATACTATCAGATGATAACTTCTTTAGAATCAATTCATTCTTCATAGTCTCATGAACCTCATTAATTTTAGACATAACCTCTTCTTTATGAAGAACAAGATCATCAGGAGCAATACCCGTCCAAAGAGTAAAATGTTTTCTTTGTACAATCTTTGGATTGTCCTCAAAAAATACTTGAAGAACATTATACCCAAGATTAAATGCTGTATTCGCAATCTTTGTTAAGATGGTAGTTTTACCAACCCCTGTAGGAGCTAATATAACACCTATCTCACCCTTTGCCAACCCACCCTTAAGTAGTTTATCAATTCCTGGTATACCTATCGGTATTGGGTGTCTAAAGTCCTCATCAAGGACTGTATCAAGGTTCGCAAAGATATCTGTTATTCCTGTATCTCTTTCTCCCACCTGTAATGCTTCTCTAACAAGACCCTCAACCTTATCATAAGATTCAAAGTCTCCCTCATTAATAATCTTCTGAGCCTTGTCCATCGCCTTCTGAAGTTCTTGTTGCTTACAAAACTTCAATGCCTTTTCCTGAACAAACATAGTTCCTTCCAATGGAGCATTCTTAATTTGTTTGATAGTATCAACAACAATTTTAGCAACAAGTTCTTGTGAAATTTCTGACTTAACAATTTGGTCTAAAGTTTCAAAGTTAGGAGTAGATTCGTATTTCTTATAATACTCCTTAGTCATCTGTAAGATGATTTTAAAGTATTTATTGTCAAAATAAGAACTCTCAATAACATCCATAATAGACGATGAAAACTCCCTATCCACCACTATCTGATTCAATAATTGTAATTGAAAAGTGTTCCCTAAATATTCAAAATTCTTATTCATAATTGTTTTAAATTCCCCCTCTATTAATTAAATACTTACTTACTTAAGTCAAATTCCAAATATTTGTAAGTTAATTTACTTTCTGAAAAAATGTCAGTCAATTCCCTTAACACATCTTTTAGAAATGGTCTTACATCCACCGTATAACGAACTTTTGGTGGAAATAACTTTCCGTCAAAAACTCTATGACAAATTGTCTGCTCCCCAACCTTAACAAAAATGTTAAAAATTTCTGGTTCATCAGTAAAAGATGTTTCCATAACTTTTGGGTCATAATTAATTGATTCTTGATTATCCATCATGTAGATAACCGTCTTCATTTTTAGGTAATATTGCAACTCTTCCTTGAGCGATTTAATATACTCATAAAGGTCTACAGAGTTTTTTGCCCTTGGGTTAAAACCTCTAACATTGAAAAATCTTTGGACTACAATATTGTCGTTTAACGTCAATAAGAACTCCATCTTTGTACTGTCTTGCTCTTTCATAATTTAATTTTTGTTTGTATTTCGTTTTTCTTTTCTAATTAACTTCATAAATGGTGTGAGAAAATTTACCCAAGCCTCATCATTCTTGGGAAGATACTTAAAGAGACCATCATCCATCATCATTCTCATTAAGTTCTTATAACCCCTATCGGTAGGGTCAATCGTGTCATTATAAACTTGCTCCACAAATTGTTTGGAGTCCTCTGTTAGTAATGGATTAGTCAAATCAACTATCTTTTTATTTGTAATATAAAACTCTTCTCCAAATATACCACTTTTTGTCTTACCAGTCAAAATATTTGTTAAACTTTTAATAGGTTTGTTTTGCGTGATGTTTCGGGCATTATTTAATATTTCATCAATAGTGCATGATTTAGACAGCATTTCAGGAAATAATTTTACTAACGTTTTCTCCCCCAATCCCTGAATCCCATCAATATTATCTGACTTATCACCAACAAAAATTTTACATACCGCAACATTATAATGCGGTATCTCAACCTTGTTTAAAGTAATCATATCACCATTCTTATAATATTGTTTAGATATTGGTGAATAAATTGTCACTCTTTCTGATATTAATTGGGTGAGATCCTTATCACCTGAGAAGATGATAATCTGTTCGTCTTTCGCAATCTGACAATAATACGCTAGTAGGTCATCAGCTTCGTTGTTATCAATCTCAACTTGTCTAACAAATACTTCTTCCAAATATTCCTTAATCCTACCTCTTTGAGTAAGGTATGATTCATAAATTTCATCAGTACCTGTTTGAGTTCTATTTGCCTTGTATTGAGGATATAATAATTTTCTTGCGGATGAGTTAGATTCTCCATCCCACATCACAATCACTTTATCATGATTATGTTCTTCTAAGAACTTACGAAGTATATTGATGAAGTGAAACACTCCACCAATATGATTACCGTCGTAAAAAAGTTCTTTTGCTCCGTGAAAGCCTATTTTAAAAAGATTGTTACCGTCTACTAAAAGTGTTTTGGTCACTTTATTTATTTAATCCGTGAGTAAAATTGTGTCTATTCTGTAATGTCATCACCTGATTCTTCTAATACAATTTCACCTGTACCAGAAAGAATTCCATTCCAATATTGGGAATACTCTTTCTTATAAGTTTCTAACGCTTCTTTAGTATCATCAATATACCCTTGAGGAACCGCAATTAATTTACCGTCATTATATCCCAAACCATTTACGTGGTTCTTTAAAATTGAAATCTTAGTTCTGATTGCATATCTCACAGTTCTTCCTCCTTTGGTTGCCGTAATGTGGTTTATGCCAGCACTTGCTTGGTTACCAAAAAGAAATACTAATGAAGACGCTAACCATAATGCTTCTCCACCTTTCGCTTTGATTGTTGGTTGTCCAAATGGATTGTCTGGAAGAGCAACCCATGGCTGATTAACAACCACCAAAGTATTATAATAAGCGTAATCTTCTTTCTTTGATTTAGAAATCCTTGAGTGAACCCCCATACCAATCTTATCTGCAAGTGTTGCCGCGTTATGTTGCTTCCCACCCTTGCCATCAAAAGTCATTTTACAAGGAATAGATCCAACTGAATCCCAAAGAAATAAAATAGATTGTGGTATGTCCCCTTTCTCTTGAGCATCTAATACTTCATTAATAAAGTCAGTAACTTGTTCAATATAATCAAATCCATCATTAAAAATAAAATCACCATCCCACTCACCATCCGAGTTCTTTTTGGCATTCAATCCCAATTCAACAGCATGTTCCCAACTCCATTTCTTTTCAGTAATAATAAAGACAGGTAAATGACCTTTTTTTTGAGCGTCAGCAGCTGCCAAAATCATAGCGGTTGTTTTAGAACTATTACTATGTCCCAAGAACATATTAATACCTCCCATAACAGGACCTGGTAATCCACTTGCACTCAAGAAAGATTCACCACAGTTGTAGTAATTTGTTTCTTTATATTTTGTTTTTGTTGAGAACTTATCTTTAAATCCAGCAACACCTTCTTTTTTCTTAATTCCCGCCATTATCTATTTTTTTAATGTTTGGTAATTTATTTATTTTGTTTGGTCTATAAAACATACTATCTTCTTCATATAAAGTTCCTATTTCTTCTTCATGAAAAGTTATCAATCTAAGACCTAATTCACCTTCTTCATTCTCTTCCTTTAACATACCAAATAAAACTGTATCACCAATTTGTTTTGCTCTGCCAGAAAAATATCCCTTATCTTTTAATTGACTCAATATCTCATAAGATAATGTTTTATTATCTCTTGATTGTAATTCAATTTCTTCTTTAAATGTCATATGATAAATTAACATGTATGGTACCATACAAGATACCATACATGATGTTTTTTTTATTAGAATGGTAAATCTGTATCAATTTCAGCATCCGCTTGTGAGTCAACCACTTTAGCAGGTGATGATTTCTTACTACCACCCATAGATGTTGTACTTTCACTTGAGTCACCATAAGCATATCCACCTTTTTCAGTATCCCATTTTGGAGTTTCTCCACGAGCAATTGCTTCAAGATATTCAACAGGTTTTTTAGAATAAACATCCAACCAAGTTAATTCATCATTAACCCAAGCCTTCAATTGAGCATCTTCCGCGTGAAGTAAAGTTGGGTCATCATGCATAATAGTTGATACCGCAGTGTACTCTTTACCATTTGGAGCTTTTGATTTGTTTAACTCAATGATAAGATCACGTCCTTTTTCAGCGTCAGTAATATCACCTTTGTTTCTCCAAATCGGAATGATTTTATCCAAGATACCATCATTCTTATAGTTGTGCTTAAATCTCCAAAACTTTGGACCGTCTTCTTCGTGGTCTCTATCAATAACCTTAACAATATAAAACTTACGAGACTTATACTGTTTTGCTAATTCTTTATCAGAATCTTTACCTGTAGACATCAACTCTTCATAAACCTCATTTAAAGGTGAACGTTCGTTGTCATTTTTTGCTGGATCGTAAAACTTTTGCCATTGTCCACCTACTTGGATTTCGTGGTACCATGCTTCTTTAAATGGTGAAGAACCATCTGTTGTTGGAAGAATCCTTATTTTCCTTTGTCCTGATCTCTCTTTATCACTAAGGATTAAAGCGAAATACTTTTTCATTCTTTCGTCTTGCGACATTTTGAACTGCGGGCCTGCCCCTTGTTGTTTTGTTTTTTCATACTGTGCCAATACGGCGTCTAATACATTACTCATATTTATATGTTTTTTTGTTCTATAAATATAAGTGAATATATCCCTTATGTCAAATAAAAAAGGTCATCTTCCGATGACCTTCACTATTTTTATTTTTTTTTACATTAAATCGTCTTCAGTTGGTTGGAAAGATTTTTTAATATCATTTTGATTAATATCTGAAACTTGATCTGAAGTTAAAACATAATCATGTTTTCCTGTTTTTTCCATCTCTTCTTGCTTGTCTGTGAAAAAATCTGATAACTTTTGATTAAAAGGATATGAATCATAAGTTCTCAACTCCAATTTTTCTTGTGGAGTTTTCTCTCTGTATTTCTCAATCTTCGCTTCAAGTGTATTAAGTTTAGACATAATCTGATCCATCTCACCCAATCTTGATTCCAATTTATTTAATTGACCAAATAAATTTTCAAAATATTCATCTTGTTTTGTTTGGATACTTTTTTGAGAATCAACTAATTCAGTAATATCTAATTCACCTGATTCGTTACTATCATCTTTCTTTTCTTCAGATTCACCATCATCATCAATCTTCTCAACATCAGGATCATTTGCAATATCAATAGGTTGAGGCGTTGTTGGTGCCGGTGGAGGTGGAGCACCCGCTCCTGCATCAGGTACTGGTGGTGGTGCAATTGCACCTAAATCAGCTCCCGGATCTGGTGGTGGAGGTGGAGCAGCATCTAAAGCTTGTTCCATTATGTACTTATCTATACTTCTATATCTCTGTATTTCTTTAATAATTTTTTTATCTAAGCTCATGTTTTTATCCGTTTAAAAGTTGTTTTATTCCTCTTGATGTTTCAACTCTAACTTTTCTGTTAGCTGTTGTTTGATGTCCCGCTCTTTCAATTAGTCCATCTCTTTCTCTTACTGTATAACAATCACCAGTATCCAAGTCACAAACTTGTTTACTTCCGTCACCGTTATCTTCCTCAGAATATCTTACTGATTTTCCAAGATAATTGTTTAATGCTGATTTTATGTCCATAAAAATCTTTTTATATAAATATACTAATTCACAGTTAAATTAACTTTTTAATATTTTGAACTTGTATACTGAGTTTATTTGTTTTTTATTTTTGTCTGTTGGTATTGTTGTTAAAAACACTGATCCAAGTATTTCTTTTGTATTTTTAATTTCTTCATCTGTAAATTTTCCACTTTTTTCTATCAAATCCGCAATATCAGACGAATCAATAAAGAACGATTGCCTATTGGTTGAAACATATCCAGTTCCAATAAATCCGGATTCTTTCATCATTATTTTATTTATTGAATTGTTCGCACCTAGTTCATAATTGAATAATTGTAATTGAATATTCACACTTTCAGTTATATCCCATATTCCATCAACATTACTATTTACTTTAACCGATATGTTTTCCATAGTCCCTGTTGGAAGAGTTTTAATTTTTTCAAGTAGAACTTTAGGCCCTGTTTGTCCATCTTGGAATGTAGAACTTTGAATTTTGGCAATGTCTTTTTGTCTTAATTCA